AGTCTTTGCTAAGGACTCAATGCTGTTTGCATTGTGTATTAATTGATTGTCTCTTATATCTTCTGGTAAACTTGCTTTCCAATCTTCAGACGGAGCCTGCCCAGTTTCCACCGGAGCTTCCGCTACCTGTTGTTCTTCAGCCATGTCTTACTCTCCTTTCGCTTTTTCATCTAGTGGTTGAAAATCATTTAGTTGCCTAAATATAAAAAACAGAACACTTCTTGCTCCCTGATTGTATGCAGTCGTGTCTGTCTCTCCTCGTACAAAAGTATCTCTATCATAGAAACGCTCTCGTAAATCCTGTAATACTCGCTCTCCTTCTTTGGAGGTAAATACTAATCTATAATCATCATTGGTCATCATTGTAGTGCTTTCAATGCAGGTGCAGCCTTACCAGCGGCTTCTGCTGTTTGTAGAGCTTCCTGTTGCTCTGCCATTTGTTGTTGCATCTGCTGCCTTGCTTCTCTTTCCTGAGCGACTTGCTGATCGCTCTTGATCGTTGATGCAGGCACTCCTAATATTCTTATAACATACTTAGCCAGTCCATCCATATCCACATAATCAAATACCGCAGGATTGACTTGTGATAATGGAGCAAGCATCTCAAACAATCGCATTGCAGATTGTACATCTCCTAACCTTTGTGCTTTGGCTAGTGGTGAAATGTATTCTATCTCTACATCATTGTTTGCCAAGAACTCTGGTGGAGCTGCAAACTTTCTTTCTCTGCTCAATACATTGTATACTCTTTCTATCAAAGGCTGTAGCATCTCCGCTTGCAATCTTCCCAAGACCGGGCCAAGTAATCGCATCTTCTCTTCTGTTCTCTGGATCACTTCGGTAGCTGTCATCTGTGGCCCCTGTGATAATATTAACTGATCTACATAAAAAGCTGATCGGATTGCATTCCTTCTTTGCTCTTCCATATTCAAGCCAAGAGCGTTGTTTGCTCCTATATTTAATGGTTCTATCCTATCTCTGGTACCTGATCTGTAATAATTTAGTCCACCCGGTACAGTTCGTATTGGCATCATAAATCCATCATCAGGAAGCATCAAAGGTGGATCTACCTGTTTTTGTGCAGCTCGTATAATGACTTCTGACATTTTATTAAGCATCTTAGTATCGGCAAGTGCAGTCATTGCAGGTGATCTGCCATAGCCTAACTCAAAGGATGCCTTTAAAAATCTTGGACACACATAAGGCAGTTCATCGTATCCCCCTTCGGATATTGTTATCTTATCGTGTGGATCTATATACACGCTAGCAAAAGGTTTATTTAAACTATCTAACTGTGTAATATCATAGGCTTCTCTTGGGAACACAGCGTGTAACAGTTCTACTTCCTTGTATGGCTCCATCCTTGCCATATTCTGTAATCTTGGACTTAAATTGTCGCTGCCAAACATTTTTCTCATAGCAATGCAGGTCATTTTAAATTTACGATATACTGTATCGACTGTACCCTTTTCATCTTCGGCTAGGTAGCATTCAGCTATATGTCTTGTGCTAAATCGTACATCAGTAATATCATCTTTTTCTATACTCATCACTCCTGTACCAAACACCACTAAGTCAGAATATAGTTCATGGACTGCTTCTGCAAAATTAGAACGATTGAAGGTATTGTACATGACATCTGTTACCCCTTCTAGCCACTCCTTAGCTTCATCGTCTCCATCTAACTCTCTATCCTTGAAACGCAAACTAAACCATGCAGAACTAGGATTGGTCAACATTCCATGTAAACTTGCAGATAACATTTCTGCTGCATGGATAGCAGTACCATCAAAGACTAATTCTGTACGCTTATCACCAGAGGTACGCTTCTTGGTTATGTCTGCTTTTCTAGGACTTACAAAGTCAGCGATCTGTTGCCAATGACTTTCCCAATTGCTCCTCTGATCTACTAAGGTTTTGAACTGGTGCATGATTGCAACTGCTTTTTTATCTTCAGCCATCTATCCTCCTAACAAGGTTTTTACAGAAGTGCTATCTCCTGTAGCGGTTAATCCTTGGGTACCCGTTAATATCGTAGTTCGCTCTCCTGAAACTTTTCTTCTCTTCCTATACTGCGGACTATCATCATCTGATCGTACAGCAGCCTTTGGCTGTACTACTGGCGGTGCAGGTTGTGCAGGTGGCGGTGGTGGACTAGGTCTAGAAAAAAATCCTCCCATATCAATATCCTCCTAGTAAAGTTGGTGACACGCTCGAGCTATCTTCTGTTGTAAGACCTGCCGGGCCTGTCAACATAGTAGCCTTTACACCCCTTCTTCTTTTTAATCTTGTTTCTTCCTTGTCTATCTCATCCCTCTCTACTGGTTTTATAGCAGGTGGAGGAGGAGCCGGAGGGGGTGGTGGCGGTGTCGGAATTTTGGGCGATAAAAAACTCATAACTCTCCTGTATGTGTAAATGGGTTATAATTACTAGATGCCACCCTCTGCATGGGTTGGCTCCAACTATTTCTTTCTTTTAATCCTACAGCCATGTATCTGTAAGCATCACTTGCATGGCTGCTAAAATCATGAACTGGACTATTTCTAAAACTTCTTGTTCTCTCGTTATAGGCTCTATGGTAATGCCTTAGTGCATCCAACCCTATCTTACATCGCTCACTATCAAACCAACATCTTGGTATCAACATCTGAGCTGCGTGTATTCCATCCTCTAATGGTAGCTTTGGTGCTACTCGAAAGTTCAGACCTAGATCATAGGCAATCTCTCTTCTGCTCTTTCCTGATCCCAACTCTCGTACTTCTATATCGTGTGGTGCTACATGGTCTCCATATAAATACTTCTTTCTTTGAAGTACATCTACATAATGGGGTAGCCCCTCATTTCTATTTTCATAAAAGTCAATCACATTAATGGCACGCCCATCATTCTGAGCAAACCATATTGCTGTGCTATCGCCAATCCCTAGATCCCAGTATGTATCTACTTTTAAGGAAGGATTGTAAGGCACTTTGGTAATACGCCCCTCTTCCATTGCTTCCTCTAGGTACTTGCCATATATTGAGCCGGGTACATTTGCCACCCAACTACATTCAAATTCCTGATTGTACTGATCTTCTGTCATCATAGAACGAGCTGCATCCAACTCTTCCTGTTCTACAATTTTTGTCTGCGATGCCTTGTATGTTACATGATACCAGTCTTTCGTATTGCTTGCCTGCTCATACAGGTCAAAGAACGCATTGTGTCCTCTTGGTGTTCCTATAAAATAACAAAAGCCTTTACGATCTGACAATGCAGGTCGTATGATCTCTGGGAACACACTCTCTGGCATATCTGCCACCTCATCCAAAATACAGCCGTCTAAATAAATTCCACGAAGACTATCAGGATTTTCTGCTCCGAGCAGGTTAATCCTAGCTCCGTTCGGTAGGTCTACCCGTAGTTCTGTCTCATGAAAGCGTGCATCTGGTATCTTGGCACTAAACTGCTTGAGGTAATCCCAAGCAACTGCTTTCGCTTGTCTGTAAGTTGGTGCAAGGTATGAAAACCTTGGAGAAGGTTGTGTACACAATATCGCTTCTCTTAGTAGATGGTTCATAGCCATTACTGTTTTGCCAAACCTTCTATGGCACACGATTACGCCCCATCTGTATTTCGTTAGCCTTTGGTGAAGCTTGGCTTGTAGTGGTCTTGGTGTATAGGGTATTTCGATGTGTGTGGGCAAGACACTCTCCTCTCTCTCTATTATACGCTATAGCAGGCGGCCAGTCGTTTTTGGGGGGCGTGGGGGTCACAGTTTTGCAAAACAGCAGCACTATATGTACACCCTGCACACGCAAACCCACAGAAAACCAGCATTATTGTACGGGTAACAAACCCGTTACCCCTAGCAAAGCCCCAGAAATCTAAGCTTCTTGGGGGTTGACTCGTGCGTAGCTCGGCAATGACAGCCCCTTTATCACACACACACTATTCCTGCTCCTTCACCTCAACATTACCATTACTCCAACTCAGAGTAATCGCTCCTGTATTCCCTGCTTCCTCTTTCTTATCCTTCAAACCCCAAGGCTGTATCCTACCTAGTGTCCACTTCAGACTATCTACCTCAAGCCTTCTACGCTGCACCTCTGCATTCATAAAGCGTGGATCCATATTCATCGGTAGCTGAGAGGTCGCAAGATCTATAATGTGATCTCCATAGAACTCAGCCTGCTGCACTCTACCTCTACGATAGATCTCCCACAGCTCATCATCCTTACGCACAGCATTAGTGATAGACCTGTAGCTTGGCATCTTCTTGCTCTTGCAGATCTTTACAAGAGACTTACCCATAGCCAGTTCATCAGCAATCTGTTCCATTACTTCTTTAGTTACAATACTCATAGCGAATCATTTCATAGTTAGGGCAGGATAAATTGATTAGTATTAATAGAGGTACACCTGCCCCAATAAGCAAAGTTTTGCTTATTTTACCTATTCATAAAGGCTTTTCGATACATTGGCAACAACTAAATATAAATACCTTGACAGTAAGTGTCATCATGCTATTTATGTAGGTATAACAAATGGAGGTATAAATGACTAAACATAAATATGATTGGCAAGGCAATATAATTGAGCAATGCAATCCATCAAGAAATATTCACAAGGGTGATCATGTATTTAAGCTTAGAGATGCAAATGGTTACTCTTGCGGAAATGTATGTGATTATTGCTACGATGAAGTCAAAGCTAAATATAATCCAGATATATTTGATAAACCATATAACGATGAGGATGTATAATGAGTACTAGAAGCACACTAACAGTAAGAACAGATAATTCAGTTATTCACTTTTATAGACACTATGATGGTTACATAGCTGAAGCAGGACAAACTATACAGTTAGCATTAGAGGAAGCGTATAAGGTTCACAACCCACACTCTATAAATCCTAACTATAGAAAGTTTGTTAATATCATAATGAACCATAAATATGAAGCTAGTAAATATCGTTCAGAGCAATCAGTTTATGAATTAATTGATGATCCTAAGGATCATTCTGATAGAGAGTATCATTATGAAGTATCTTTCCCTGCAAAGACTTCTACAAATATTGTAAACATCAAAGTAGAAGCATGGGTGCCAAACTTTGATGAGAAAACACAAAGACATGAAGTTATATTCGATGGTGGCTTTTATGGTTACAAGGATCTAGTAACAAAAGAAATGGCTATCGTTGCTGAAAGAATAGCAGAGCTTGAAAAGAAAAGAGGTGCATAATGATAGATGTACTAATAACTGACTATGGTTCACAATGTAAATTCCATCTCAAGAGCAATCAAGCTCTTGACTGGTGGAA